AATCAGAAATATCAATGGTATCATCAAATTAAGAATATGAAATTATCAGCAGAACAAATAGTACAAAATTGGGAACGATTATTAAATGTAATTGAAACTGAATTTACAGGTGAACGTAAAGATAAATTATTATCCATGTATAAAGATTTGGAAGAAAGAATGTCAACTCAACCAGCATCTAGTATTGATCATTATCATAATGCATTTAATGGTGGATATGTAGATCACGTGTTACGAGTAATTGAATGTGCTCAAGAAGTATATGAGTTATGGAATCGAATGGGCGCAGATATGTCGGGTTATACAAAAGAAGAATTGATATTTGTTGCATTAAATCATGATATAGGTAAAATGGGATTTCCTGGAGAAGGTAATGAAACGTATATTCCTAATGATTCTGAATGGCATAGAAAGAATCAAGGAAAGATGTATAAGATTAATCCTAATAACCCTTTTAGCCTTGTAAATGACCTATCTATTTGGTTATTGCAACATTATGGTATTAGCATCACTTGGAACGAAATGCTAGGTATTAAATTGACAGACGGATTATATGATGAGAGCAATAAACCTTATTTCATGTCAAGAACAGCAGATTCAAAACTAAAAACTAATTTAGGTTTTGTAATGCATCAAGCAGATTGTATGGCGGCAAGAATTGAATATGAAAGATGGAATAATAATAAACCTATTCAATCAGTATCTATAAAAAGAAAAACAAAAACAATAACCAATCCTGAAACAAAGGTTAATGCACAAGAAATGTTTAAGGATTTATTTGGAGATAGCAAATGATAACAACAATTGTAACTTTATCAGTAATATTATTAATATCAATATTTGTTAATATTAATCAATTAAAAAAACAAGAAGCACAATCTGAGTACATAGAAGAGTTAGAAACATCAAATACAGAATATTATAATTTTTTTACTCAACTAAAAACTAAAATAGGTGAAGCTTCTTCTGTGATAAGAAATGCTGATCGCATGGGAGCTTTTGAAGCTTCAGATGAAATAGGTGAGTCTTTCAAAATAATTAAAGAAGTAACAGACGAATTAAATAAAGGGTTTTAATGTCAGAACAAGAAGAAATACAAATTGAATATAAAGATGGTGAATCGCCAGTTGATAAATTTTACAAATGGCATAAAGCCGAAATGGAATATTTAGATGAAAATGGTCCTAGGAAAAAAAGAGGACGTAAGCCTAGCAAGAAACAATATTTTACATATGTAGCAGATAAAGCAATTATTGCATATAATAGTGAACCTAGTTGGAGTAAAAGAAATAAAGTATTTCGAGATCATATAAATTACCCGTTTAATAAACTTGTTGAAAATATTTATCATACATTTAAGTTTTCTTATTTTGATGTACCATATGAAGATGTCAAGGCAGAAGTAGTTGCATTTCTAGTACAAAAAATAGATAAATTTAAAGAAGGTAAAGGTAAGGCATTTTCATATTTTTCAATTATAGCAAAAAATTATTTGATAATTCAAAATAATGCTAATTATGCTAAAATGAAAGCTCGTATGAGTACTGATATATTAGATGAAAGAAGAAATATATCTGCAGAAGTTGCATTATCAGATCATCAAGAGTCTCTTAAAGAATTTACTAATTTATGGGTAGAATGGTATGATACAAATTTAAATAATATATTTACAAATAAACGAGATATTATAGTAGCAGATACGTTATTAGAATTATTTCGAATTAGAGATAATATTGAAAACTTCAATAAAAAAGCTCTTTATATTCTTATAAGAGAACGAACCGGACTTAAAACTCAAAACATTACCAAAGTAATTAATATAATGAAAAGAGATTATCAAAAAATGTTTAGTATATATCTAAAATCCGGTCGTATACTATCATAAAACCTAGATACTCATATTTATATAAAAGGATAGATTTATGAGTCAAGAATTTGAATTATTTAAAGGTACAAACTTTTCAGACCTAATGCGTGATGTATATCACAATTCAAAAAAGAAGTCACGACAAATAGATACTTTAATTAAAAATTTAGAACCTATGATAAAAAATATAGGAGATGCATCTATTATTGTGCCTATGATTAAAGATTATTTAGAAGTATCAGTTAAGAACGATGATGCATTAGTTAAGCTAGCAGCTGTTGTACAGCGATTAGTGTCTGCAAATTCAAAAGATGATGATGGAAATGAATTTGGTCTTTCTGAAGATGAAAGAAAACGACTATTAGAAGAAGCTGAATCAGAAATAAATAATATTAAAGAAATTAACCAATCGGAGATAAAAGATGAGCAAGTCACTGACCTTAAGGATTTGTCAAGTAATCGAACCTGAATCAGATCATACACTTTACGACAAATATCAAGATAAAGAAGGTAATGACTTACCTCCTGGTACAATTCGTATTAGATTCAGAGGTAAAGAATTTGGTGTGGCCGCAGAAGAATATGCTATACCAGGAGATCCAACTCAACTAAACGTGCCATTATATGGCGAACAAGTTTTAGTATATTCAGCAATAGATGGACAAGCAGATTCAATACATCAACAAAGATATTACTATATTGGATTGATAAATGCACATGGTCAAGTTAATAATACTATCATGCCATTTATTCAAGATTCTAGAGTTGCAGGTAGAAGTTATGCATCAGATGGCATATCAAAAGTTAGTCCAGGTTCTGAACCAGAACAATTATCATTTGAAAAAAAATCTGTATTACCTATACAACCATTTCAGGGAGATATTATACGAGCATCTAGATTTGGATCAATCCTAAGATTTGGAAGTACTCATACAGAATTAGAAGATTATAAAGAAGAACCATTTTGGGGCAAAGATGGGACAGCTGGAGATCCTTTTATATCTTTGACATGTGAAGTAAAAGGTTTAACTGATGGGTATAGTTCAGATCCAGAGGCAGGTGCATATGATCCATATTATAAAATTGAAGAACCTAATGATGATAAAAGTTTTATTTATTTAACATCAAAACAAAAAATTGATCGATTTGATTTAGCTCAAGAAAATATAGGACAGACACCCGAAGAACCTATGCCATTGGTAGATTATGAAGACTCACAAGTTATTATAGGATCTGAACGAATGATATTTAATACAAGAAAAGATGAACTTATATTAGTATCTGCTAAAGATATTAAATTTGTAACTCCAAATTGGCAAATAGATGCAGATCATTATTTTACACAAATTGAAGAATGGTTAAAAATATGTGTAGATTTAGCAGAAGGAGTTGAAAGATATGCTACTCCATCAGGTCCAACAGGAAAATCAAGTGCACTTGAAAGATTAAAAGAAATACAAACAGAAATAGAAAAAATGCATCAATAGTAGGAGAATATTATGCCATTAGATAAAATAGGATTAGTTAGAAATATAAAAGCTGCTTTACAGCGTCAAGGTGAAAAGGAAGGTGAAGAGGTTAGAGATCAAAATGACGGAATGGATCAGTTTGCAAATGACATGGCTAGTGCAATAGATGCATTTGTCAGATCAGGTGATGTTAATACTGCAGTTACAACAGGTGTAACAACTGTTAACAATGCAGGTCAGGCGGTCCAGGTTGGTCCAACAGGTACAGGAGCAACTATTACACCAGGTAAAGGAGCAGGGGCCGGTGTAGGTAAAGGAAAAGGTAAAGTTACTTAAAAGTAATTTAGCCTAATTTATAGAACATTAATATTTATTAAAAAGGAGAATACTATATGAGTTCTAAATCATTCGTAAAGTTATTACGAAAAGTTATACGAGAAGAAGTAAAGGCTGCAGTTAAAGAAATATTAACTGAACAGAAAGTTGATGATAAACAAGTCATCAATCATGGAATGCAAATGGCAGAAATGTCTAGTAATCCTAGACGTACAAAAAAACAATATACTAAAAATAGTATGTTAAATGATATATTAAATGAAACAGCTGGACTTCCATCAGATGGTCCTATAGTTTCACAAGGAACAACAGATTATCCTAGTCTAGGTAATTTTAAATCTGCAATGGCTGATTCATTTGGAGCAGCAAGGACACCAACAAATTCAGTAGTAACTCAAGGTATTAATGGTGAACCAATTAATATGAATAATCAAGCGGTTGCATCAACTGTTAATGCAATAACAAAAGATTATTCAGGTGTAATGAAAGCCATGAAAAAATTAGATAAATCAAAAGGTAAAAAAGTAGTATAATGCCAGTATTAAGAAGACCAATATATCGATATCAACCAATCAATCAATCGCCTGAACAGGCAATTGGAATTCCGTTGCCATTTAATAAGTCTTCACATGTTTCAGGAGAACAATTAGAAACACCTTTAACTGCAAATACAGCTCAATATGCAAGTACTCCAAAATCCGGTGCAGTAGTTTTTGGTCAGACTTTTTCAACAGAAGAACAAGCTATATCAAATTTAAAAAACTTATTATTAACTTTTAAAGGTGAAAGATATATGCAACCAAATTTTGGTACTCGAATCAGAGAAATACTATTTGATAACAATACAGATCAGTTACGAACTGCATTAGAAAATACACTTCGTGATGATATTGCATTTTGGTTACCTTATATAGAAATAGCAAATCTTGATATGAATATAGATGAAACAGGTCATCAAATACGAATGTTATTACGTTTTAGAGTAAGTACAGTTGGTGCTAATTTAGTAATTAATATATTATTATCTGAAAATGCATTAGTAGTAACAGATGCAGAAGTAGATGCAGGACAGACATTAACTGAAGTAGGTTCATTTGGTCAAGGTTCAGTATTTGGCGCAGGTGATATGGCCGGCGGTATGCTTGCCGGAAGTACAGGCGGTGGAGGAGGATATTAAGGAGATAATCAATGACAATGATAAAAAAAGAAGTTAAATATTTAAATAAAGATTTTGCTCAGTATAGACAAAATCTAATAAACTTTGCAAAAAATTATTTTCCAAAAACTTATCAAGATTTTAATGAATCTTCACCTGGTATGATGTTTATTGAAATGTCTGCATATGTAGGAGATGTTCTAAATTATTATACAGATCAATCATTTAGAGAATCATTATTATCCACTGCAAGAGAAGGATCTAACATTTTAAATTTATCGCGAATGTTTGGATATCATACAAGACGTAATACTCCATCTAATGTATCAGTCGATGTCTTTCAATTAGTTCCTGCATCAGGAAGTGGAGAAGGAGCAAGACCAGATATGGATTATGCATTATCTATAGCAGATGGCATGCAAGCATCTTCTAATACAGGAAAAAAGTTTAGAGCAGTAGAGCCAATAGATTTTAAACAAGATCCAGAAGTAACTGTATATGAATTAAATTCGTCCGGTGAAGTTGCAAGATATCTTCTTAAGAAACAAGTAACTATGGTTTCTGGTGAAGTTAAAGAAGAAGCTTATCAATTTGGAGATCCTAAACCATATGATAAAATTGTATTACCAGAAAACAATATAATTGACATTATTTCAATAACAGATTTAGCAGGAAATAAATTTCTAGAAGTTGATTATTTAGCACAAGATACAGTATTTGAAGATATAGCAAATATACCATTTAATGATCCAGAATTATCTGCATACAGATCAACTGTACCATATATTTTAAGATTAAAAAGAACTGCTAGAAGATTTGTTAAAAGATTAAGAGAAGATGGATTAACAGAACTACAATTTGGTTCTGGTGTATCTTCTGATGCAGATGAAGAAATTGTACCAAATCCAAGAAATGTAGGATCTGGTTTAGAATACTTAAAACGTACAACAACAGATACTATTGATCCTTCAAATTTTTTATATACTAGTACATATGGATTGGCTCCACAAAATACTACATTGACAGTTAAATATTCTGTTGGAGGTTCTATTCAAGATAATGTAGGAGTTAATACAATTACTTTAGTTGATAATGTAGAATATAGTAATGAAATAACAGGTGTAGATTTGGAAGATACAAAACAATCTGTTGCAATTACAAATCCAGGACCAGCTGTTGGTGGTGGCGCGGCTCAAGATTTAGAATCTATTAGACAAAATGCTATGGCAGCATTTGCTGCACAGAGTAGAGTAATAACTCGAGAAGATTATATAGCTAGAGTATTTGCAATGCCTGCTAAATTTGGTAGTGTTGCAAAAGCATATATTGTAGGAGATCAACAATTAGATACAGCTGATAGAGATTATCCTCGAGATGTAATACAAAATCCTCTTGCATTGAATTTATATTTATTAGCTCAAGATGCAGATGGTAGATATGTACCGGCAAATCAAGCCTTAAGAGAGAATATAAGAACATATTTATCACAATATAGAATGATGACGGATGCAATTAATATAAAAACTGCATTTAT